ATTGCAGAAGAGGAAGAATAATGGATAAGTATATCGTTAAATTTAGTGGGCACAAAATTATTTTTGCAGATACTTTTGATGAAGCTAAGAAAACAGTAGAAGGTGAATTGAAATATATTCACCCTAACTTCAATATGAAGTTTGATTCTGTAACAAGAGAAACGGAGGAAAATAATGGATAGAGAACATTCAGAACATAAAAACGCAATGGGTAAGCTGTACGAAAAGTATCTAATGGCTAAGAGATTAGCCGGCAGTATTGACGTTGCTTACGCAATGAATACTGAAACAGGAAGAAAAGAAGTTATTCTTGTTGTTAAAGAAGGGGAAAGAATAGTTCCACTTGGAAACTTATGGTCGGCACACGACTTTCAGTTAAGAGATGTGGATTTGATTGACTCTGAGATTGTCTCAAACGTTTTTAAACTTTACGAAGTTGAAGACGAGAGAAATACTTTAGAAGAATTCGATAACGGATATCATTCTAAAGACCCAAATTATGATGATATTTGGAAGTTTATAGATTCTGCTAGAGAAGCAGTAAAAGACGAGCTGTAAACAGTTAGAGTTCCCATCCCCTGTTTGTACGTAGTTAGGGTGTGTTGCCTAGAAAGGACTACACATCAGAACTAATTGGGAACTCTATAGTGTTTACGACACGTGAGAAGAAGATAACTAGTTGAAAGGTGGCTAATAAATGCCTAATTCAGAAAATAATAGTGTCGTAGACACAGAACGTGAATCTCGTTACGAGGAACACGTAAGCAGATGTGCTGTCAAAAGTTGCAAGTGGGAATCATTTGCTCCTAACGACGAAGGTGCATTGGACCTTATAATTTCTAGTGGTTATGGTGATTTCACTGATAACTACGATTGTAAGGACCCTTACTTTCGTTTGTGTCATAAACACGCACATAAATTTGCTCGTTGGTTGAACAACGAAGAAATCCTATTAACACATAACGGACACTCTCACAATGGGAGCGAACCCGGTTTTTGGCACGGTCATATTGGCTGGGACCAAAAAACTTGGACTTCGTATGTGACTGGATTCTTTTACAAATTGATAAAGCAAGGCTTTGGCTCTGCAGTATCTTATGTAAAACGTCATTTTCAATCACATAAGCAATGGACTAGAAAGGATATTAACGATTCTGATAGTCCAGTAGTTCTTTCAAAGTTCTTTTATCAGCTTTTCTTTTTAGATAATGCTTATAAAGGTTTTGTAACTAAGCAAATACGTAAGTATAAAGTTGCTCGTTTCCAACGTGCAGAAAATACTTATAGGTCACAAGTTAGTCTTGAAAGCGAACTTTTTAAAAAGGTTGCTAACAATCAATTAACTGAAGGTGAATCTAAAATGATTCTCGCAATTGCTAGTTCTTTGGAAGAAGAATAACAAACATCTCTTGACATAATTCGGTAGCAGGTGTAAACTATGCCTGTTACCGATTATGGTAATTCATATGAAGTCATTCATATAATCTCTGTCCAATTGCCCTAGTAATAGGGCATTATTTTTTAGGTTATACTTAAGAGGTATGGGAAGAGACTACCTAGAAGTTCAAGACGTAGAAACAGGACCAACTTTTGAGTTGGAATTTCCACCATTACACGAAGCACAAAAAGAAGTAGCAGAACATCCTGCTCGTTGGAAAATACTTTGTGCAGGTCGTCGTTTCGGTAAATCAAGACTTGGTGTTCAACTTTGCTTACAACAAGCATTAGATGGTGGACGTGTTTGGTGGGTTGCACCTACATTCGCAATAGCTAGAGTTGGTTGGCGTGATGTTGTTGCAGCTGCTTCAGAGTTTCCAAAAGAAGCTGGAGTTGACATACGTATCGGCGATATGGAAGTTAAATTTCCGGGTGGAGGTTCTATTGCTGTTAAGTCTGCTGACAATCCACAAAGGTTAAGAGGTGAAGGTTTGAACTTCTTAGTTATGGATGAGGCTGCATTCGTTAGGGAAGAAACTTGGACTGAAGTACTACGACCTACCCTTACAGAAAACAAAGGTTCTGCATTATTCATCAGTACTCCTATTGGAATGGACAATTGGTTTTATCATCTATGGGAAAAAGCAGAAAAATCAGAAGGTTGGGCTCGCTTTCAATATCCTACAGTAGCCAATCCTATTATTGACCCAGCTGAAGTTGAATCAGCTAGAGAAGATTTAGGAGAATTAGTATTTGCTCAAGAGTACCTTGCTGAATTTATTTCTGAAGGTGCACAGGTATTTAGGTCATCTTGGTTTAATTATTATAAAGAAGGTGTCGGAACGCTTTGGGCTGATGGAAAGAAATATAAAATAAACGAAGAACTTCAAAAATATGCAACTGTTGACTTAGCAGTCTCAACTAAAGAACACGCTGACTATACAGTGATATCTGTATTTGGTTATCACGCAGATGATGATAAATTATTTATGCTCGATATGTTTAGAGCAAGAGTAGAAGCACCCGATATTGTTCCTCAAATTGAAAGAATGGTTGGTATCCATAATCTTGAATGGGTGGGTATAGAAAGAGCTGGATATCAGCTTGCTATTGTACAGTTTGCTAGAAGACAAGGCATCAGAATTAGAGAATTGAGGGCTGACAAAGACAAGCGTTCACGGGCACTACCTTTGTCTGCTAAGATGGAGAGAGGATTGGTTTACTTTCCCAAAGACGCAGAATGGGTTAGTGAAGTTGAGCGAGAGTTGTTAACTTTTCCAATAGGTGCTCACGATGATATCGTGGATACTTTAGCTTACGCTTGCTTAACTAGCCAAAAGAAGAGGAAATGGCAAGCATATTAAATGGCTGAGAACAAAAGTTTTTATAGAAGAACTGTAGAGTATTTACAGAAACCACCACAGAGATTAGTAGATGGTCAAAAAAGAAGTTTATTAGATAGACACGATAGTGTACTAACAAGTAACTGGGGTTTTAATACCCAATCCGGTTACTTCCCACAAAAACTTATTGATGAAATGGGTGATGGATTAGGCAATTCAGCTGTAGTCGCTTGTATCAATGTTTTAACAACTTCTTTTGCTGAACCATCTTTAAAGGTTTATAAAAAAATTGAAGGTGGTAAAGAAGTAATAAGAAACCATCCAATGGAAATCTTAATGCAAAGGCCTAACGAATTTAGTTCGGGTGCTGTATTAGCACATTACCTTGTGACATCTTTAGCTGCTCACGGTGATGCATTCTTATTAAAAGTAAGAAATAGACAAAACCAAGTAGTTCAGTTAGTTCCTTTAATGCCTACATATGTCAAAGTTAGAGGAAATGAAAAAGAATTAATTACACATTACGAATATCACGCTGTAAAACAAAAAAACTCACTTTCACAAGATTACATAGAATTACCAAGAGAGAATGTTGTCCACATTCGACAAGGTATGGACCCGGATGACCATAGAAGAGGCTTTTCTCCTTTACGTTCAGTGATGAGAGAATTAGCTGGTGATGAAGCAGCAGGACAATTTGCTGTTGCATTGTTACACAATATGGCTGTACCCGGAGTTATCTTAAGTCCAAAAGATGACACAATGGGTGGTCCAAGTAGAGAAGAAGCTGATGCTATTGCACAAGCTTTTAAATCTAAGTTCTCGGGTGCTAATAGAGGTGCCCCTATGATTATGACAGGTGCTATGGACGTAGACATTGTTTCATTTACACCGGAGCAATTAAATCTTACTGCGTTAAGAAGACTACCGGAAGAACGTGTTTCCTCTGTTCTTGGCGTCCCAGCTATACTCGCCGGCCTCGGGGCTGGTTTGGATGCAGCGACCTACAATAATACGAAGGAACTTAGAGAATTCTTTACAGAACAGAAGATGATTCCTTTATGGTCTGCAGTAGCTGCTGAGTTAACTCATCAATTACTACATAAAGATTTCGAAGAAGATAATTATGAATACGTAGCAGCTTACGACTTAGAAGAAGTAAGAGCTTTAGCATCAGACAAGAAAGACCAAGTTCTTACTATGAACTCGGGAGTTCAAGGTGGTTTTGTTACTATTGCAGAAGCACGTAAAACACTAGGGTTAGAAGCCGATGAATCACACGAAATTTTCTTAAGACCATTAAATATGGTGGCTGTGCCCGAGGGTGAGACCGGGGTTATGACCTCAATGGAGGAGCCGGCTGCCCCAGCACAACCATCACAGGAATCTGAACCATCACAGGAATCTGAAACTGAAGAAGAATCTGATGATGAAGGCAAAGATACTTTAAACACTTCTAGATTTCAACCGGAAGTTAGAAGAAGCAAAAGAGTTATAGGTAAAAGACCTAAGAAGAAGAAAACTGTAACTATAGATTTAACAATGGAATTCAAAAATGCTGAACAAGATTTTATTATTACAGAAGATAAAGCTCCAGCTATTTCTGCTAAAGTTAAAGAAGTATTACAAAAGAAAGTAAAAGACCATAATGACAGTAATCCAAAACATAGAACAAGTTATGGAACTTTGGCAACTGTGTTCAGACGAGGTGTTGGTGCCTATAGAACAAACCCAGCTTCAGTGCGAGGTAATGTTTCTTCAGCAACCCAGTGGGGAATAGCTCGTGTCAACGCATTCCAAAAAGGATTAAAAGGTAATTTCCCTAGAAAGCCTTTTGACCAAGACTTGCTTCCAGCTGGTCATCCTAATAGTTCTAAAAGTAGTAAAGCAAAAGATGACATTACAAACTTTCCATCATCCGGTGATAACCAAAAAATAAGTTTAAGTAATTCAAACTTTAAACAATTTCCGGACCACGCTTATGTTAAAAATTTAAAAGAAAATTATCCGGGAATATGGAGAAGAGCAGGTACCGGTGGAAACCCACCAACTTCCTTCACTGGAAATGATGCATATAGTAACTGGACTAAGTACAGAGCTGGTGACAGAAGTGCATCTGTATTATCTTGGGTAAAAAGAAGAGAACGTTTTATGAGCCGACACTCGGGAAACACTAGACTAAACGGAATCATCGCTGTAATGAAGTGGGGAGGAGTTACAAAGTCCGGTGTAAGTGCTATGAAAAAAATTGTGAACGAGCAAAAAAAGAAAGAAGATGCTCGTCGTAAACAAGCAGATAACCTTATCTCTCACAACGACGATTTGACAAGTTAAAATAAGAGAGTAAATAAGGAGTATTTTTTATTATGGCTAGTGAAAAATTCACGAAGTCAGTCGAATTTAAAGCGACTGATGATACAAAAGGAAATGTTGAAGCAGTATTTTCTGTTTACAACAAATTAGATACAGACGGTGATGTAGTTGTTCCCGGAGCAATAAAGTCCGGTTTTAAAGATAACCAAGTTCCTATGGTATTCGCACACAAGTGGGACCAACCTATAGGAAAAGGAACAATTATCTCAGATGATGACAAAGCAGTATTCAAAGGAAATTTCTTTATGAATACAGAAGCAGGTAGAGAAGCTTACAATCTTGCAAAAGAAATGGGTGACTTACAAGAATGGTCATTTGGTTTTAGAATTCACGATTATGAAATTGCAGAATATAAAAGCGATGATATGGAAGAACCTGTAGATGTTCGTTATTTAAAAAATTTAGAAGTTTATGAAGTTTCACCAGTTTTAGTAGGAGCAAATAGAGAAACCTACACATTAGCCATTAAATCCGGTGAAGAAGCAGTTTATCAAAACTCCAACATAGAAGAAAAAGAAGAAGTAGCTCCCGAAGTATTCAGCACTGTAGAAGAAGCTGAAGCTAGAGCTAAAGAAATAGGTTGCGAAGGTTCTCACGAGTATGAAGTAAATGGACAAATAGTCTATATGCCTTGTAAAACTCACGAAGATTTTGAAGCAGCTATGGGCGAAGATGAAGACGATGAAGATGAGAAATCATCCGGAGAAGAGTCTTCAGAATGTTGCCAAGGTGATTGTTGCCAATCTAAAGAAAAACATTGTTCATATGGTGATGATGGTAACTGTGCTAAAGAAAATGAAAAAGATTTAAAGATTTCTGATGACGATTCCAGCTTGCAAGGAAAACGTTTTTCAGACGAGGTTAAAGATGTGCTTGCTGCATTAGAGAGCCTCATCGTTAGAGCGAAAGCAATTTCAATCTTACGAGAAAAAGATGGAAGGGAATTGTCTTCTAAGGCAGAATCAGCATTACGTGCTGTACAAGAGGACTTAGATGACGCTTGGAATGAGTTAGATAGCATTATCGGCTCTGAAAAAGAAGAAGAAGAAGTTGATGTTGACGCTGAAGTCGCTGAAGCTGAGGTATCTACTGAAGAAGTAGCAGAAGCTGTTTCTGAAGATGTCGAAGTTGAAGAAATCGACGAATCTGATTCTGAGTCAGAACCCGAAGATGAAGTTTCTGAAGAAGAAGCTGAAGAAGAAGTATCTATCGATGAGGTAGATGAAGAATTTGAAGCTTTATTCGCAGAAGCACAAGGAACCATTTCAGAAGCTATTGTCCTTGAATTAGACGACGAAGAAGACGAATAAGTATAAGTATAAGTATAAATTTTGGAGAAATTCATAATGTCAGATTATAAAGAACAAATTTCCAAAAAGCGTGCTGAGTTAAAAGACGTATTTGATAATCCAGCAGAAGACGGTAAGTACTCTGCTGAGCAAAAAAATGCTATCAAAGGTCTTAACACAGAATTAGCTGAATTAGTAGATAACGCTAACATAGCTAAAAGCAAAGCTAAGAATGAAAAGGCTATGGAAACTGATGCATATGCACCGGAAGCTCCATCACAACCAGTTCAAACTTTAGGTGATGCTTTTGTTAAGTCTGCTGCTTATCAAAACTACAAAGCTGATGGTGTTAAAGGTGTTGACTCTACAGTAGGATTTAGCCCAATGGGTTATAAAGCTACTTTAGGTGCTGGCCTTACAAACTCTTACGCTCCGGAAGTTTTAAGACAACCCGGCATCCTAGAAAGTGCTCTTAGAGACCCGGATGCTGTTATTGGTCTTTTTGACCAAATTGAAACAGACCAAAATTCCTTTGCATATATGGAAGAAACTACTTTCACAAATGCAGCAGCTGAGCAAGCTGAAGAAGCAACTACTGCTGAAGCAGCTCTAGATTTCACAGAGCAAACAGCTCCAATCAGAAAGATTGGTGTTTTCTTGCCTGTAACTGAAGAACTTCTAGCAGATGTTTCCGGAATTCAAGGTTATGTTAACTCAAGACTAGCTACAATGATGAAATTGAGATTAGATTCTCAGCTTCTCAGTGGCGACGGAACTGCACCAAACATCGAGGGTATCCTTGATGCAGGTAAAACTAGTGTTGACGAAGTTGATTATTCATCATACAGTGGTGAATTAAAGCAATTCGGTGCTATTTATCAAGCAATTACAAACATTAGAACTGGTGCTTTCGTAGAGCCGGATGCAATTGTTATGCATCCAAACGACTGGTATCAATTAGTAACTACAGTTAGTGACTTCGAAGGTACAAGTTCAGCAGGTTATGCTGCTAACTCACCATTATTCGTTGTTGCTGGTGGTTTCGGTGATGCTCCACAACCAAGATTATGGGGTATTCCAGTTGTTCCATCAACAGCTATCTCAGAGAACACAGTTCTCGTTGGTAGATTCGGTGGTGGAGAAGCTGCTCACGTTGTAATGAGACAAGGTCTCGACCTTGCTATCTCAGATTCTCATAGCGACTTCTTCCTTAAAGGAAAATTAGCTATTAGAGCAACAATGAGAGTTGGTCTTGCTGTTTATAGACAAGCAGCATTCTCAAAAGTAACTTCTTTCTAAGAAGTTTCTTAAGATTACTTTGGAGGGGTGGATTATTCTGCCCCTTCAATTTAAAGAATTAAAAGGATTTTTATGGAATATATTAAAGTAGAAAAAGACATTTGGAAGATGCAGGATGGTACTTTATTTGAAGGTAATATCAATGATGTTCCTAAAGGTAACCCATCTTCAATAGCCAAAGCTGGAAAAGAATATTCTAAAGAGTATTTAGAATTTCACGGTTGGGGTAAAAAAGAAGAAGTTAAAAAATCTTCTAAAAAGAAATCAGCTTCCAAAAAAACAATAGAAGATAAAGCTGTTAAGCCCGAAGACGTAGAAGACAAATAGGAGGTAGCCTGTGGCACTTTCAACAGTTTCTGACGTAAAAAGTGTTATTGGTGTAGATATGTCTTCAGCTGATGAAACAGCTATAACAAACATTTTTATACCGGCAGTTGATGCAACAATTAAAAACTATATTGGATACGAATTAGAGTATTCATCTTCTATTTCAGAAACATACGATGGTAACGGTGAAGAAGAGTTTTATACAAAAGTAGCACCAATTATTAGTGTTACTTCTGTTACAGAAGACGAAGTTGCATTAACTGAAGGTAATCAAGAACATTTTGTTGTTTATAAAAACGAAGGTAGAATACGTAAAACAAATAACAAAAGATGGTCAACTACTAGATTGCAAAATATTACAGTAGTTTATTCTGCAGGATATTCAGATACAGAAGCAGGTGTAGAGGATATTCCTAAAGATATTAAATATATAAGTGCAAAAGCAGCAGGAAAAATGTTTATCATAGGTGCAGCTTTATCAGCACAACAACCAACAGGAGAGGTAGCAACACACAATGCAGATACTTCTACTGATGCAAATTTTAACTTAGTAAGACAGGAATCTCTTGGAGATTATTCTGCAACATATGAAAGTGTTCCAGCATTGTTGGACAAAGGAATTATAAACGAGATGGATTTGAAGGTATTATCAAAATATAAAAGGCAATATTTCACATCGGCATCCATACTCGACTAAACTGTTTATATGGATATAGAATCAAATAAAGCACAAAGAATTGCGTATCTTCGAGGAATCGATGATGCAAAATTTAAAGAAGCCGTTTTGGACCAAATGAATTCACTTCGACTACAAAAAGTAAATTTAGTAGACGATATGGATGTTATCTTAAACGAATATCTTAAAGTGTGTAAAAAATACCCAATTAAATAATGGCTAGGTACGATTATAAGTGTTCTAAGTGTGAACACGTATTTGAAGTACAGCATTCAATACACGAAGACCCAAAGGTAAAATGTGAAAAATGTAAAGCAATATCTCATAGACAAATTAGCTCTAGGGTTAATCTCTATGGAACTGTTGGTATTAATTGGAATACTGACCCTAGCAAAGTTTCTCAATCTATGAGAGACAAAGCTAAGGCAGCATCTAAACGTAAAGTAAAATTTTAAGGCAAAAAGCCATATTTACAATTACCTTGTTCTATTTGAGTTACTGAACAATCTTCCGGCATAATACTGTCGTCGTGTTCACTAACTATTTCACCTTCATACCAAAATATAGCATCTGAAAAATCTTCTCTATGTTGGCAATTTCCGGGTGGTGTCATAGGGTCTAAATCTTCACAATAAATTTCTGCGTAGTTATCCCAATAATAATTAGGCATAGGAGATGATACTCCACCACCTACAATCATTATGGCCATAATAAAACTAAACATTAGTACCCCTTACTTTTAACATATGCTTGATATTCCGGATTGCACTTAGCACAAGTGTCTATGTCCCACATATCTTCTTCTTTGTAAAAGACTTCCATAAACTTTCCGTCACACATAGCACATTCAAACCAAGACCACATCTTTTCTTTTGTCTTGTATATTCTATAAATACTAGGCTGATTCATCTTCAAACCATTCTTTAGGAAAACCCTCTTTGCGTTTTTCTTTTTCCCATTCTCTAAGTTCTCTGATATACATTAATCTATCTATTGCTTCATCAGTTAATTTATTTATATATCTAAATAATTTAACTAGTGTTCTTCTAATAAGCATTCTCTCTCCTTAATTTAGTTATATATTTCCAATCTTTATCCCAACAATGTTTACTTGAACTCCAGTCTTTCCACTGTGATTTTCCGTAAATATCTTGAGATAATAAATAGCCAAACATAATGTTGTAATATTCACTATGTTGAACTTTTACCATTTCAAAACCAACACTACTTTTAGATACTTTATTTTCTGTATATGGTCTATCATCTTTTAAAACTACCCAAGTATTCCATTTAGGTAAGTCGTATTCTTCTGCAATCCAATTCCAAGTCCACGGCACAAATTGAAATAGCCCCGAGTCATTGTTGCCTTCAGCAGTTCTAACTGCATTTGTATTTCCTCTAGATTCGCACCAAATTACTTTAACTGCTGTACTTAGTTGCTTATTGTCATCAAAAAATTCCAATAATACATCACTGTGCTCTCTTACATCTCTAGATATAATCGAATCACACCAATGGTATTCATTAATGTAATTTTCAGTTATTAACCCATTTTGGGGTAAAGCTGTCGCTAGGAATATTAAACATTCTGCTATCATTAGTTTTTCTCCTTCATACTTCTATTATAACAGAAGTATAAATTATGTCAACTATATTTTAACTTTTAATGCTTCTTCTATGACTTGCTTTTCGGAGTTACCAGTAACACCAGTAAGAAACTGGCTAGTAAATCTCCCATATTCATCTTGTACTTGATGGAAAATTTCAGCTTCCCAACAAGATGCATACTTGTTCCAAGCAAGATATATTGTCTTATCTTGTACTTTTAATAGCTTTTGTTGTCCATCAACAGCTATTAACTCTGCATTGGTTGTGTCCATACAACCTCCTCTGTTACTTTAATTATACCATAAATTATACAAAATAACAATAAAACTTGAAAAATCAATTGACAAATTTTAAAAGGTGTGTAATAATTAGAATATGATAACAGATAATGATACAACATATCGTCCTAGTTATGAACAGATGGAGTGGCTATTCAAGAAATATCCTAATAAGACATTACGTCAATGGGGTAAAGAATGGGGAATATCCTACGAAAGAGTTCGTCAACTTAAGGAACAAATAGGACTTCCACCACGAGGAAGTTTTGATGAGCAGATTGCAGAAGAAATTATAGAATTTATACGCAGTGGGAAAGGAACTGTATCGACTGCAAGAACTTATGCAAAATTTCCAAACGTAGGAAAGGGAAGATTTTTATCTTGGTGTAAAGAACACCCGGAATTAAAAGCTAAGCTTAACGAAGCAATTAAATTTGCAGATTACCAAAGAAAGAACCCTACTCACAAAGTATGTTCTGTTACTGGTAAGCTATTACCTATATCAGAGTTTTATAAAGATAAAAACTCTATAGATGGTTACAGCAATCGTTCTAAAGAAGCAGTTAAATCTATGGTTAAAAATTATTATGACCAAAGAGAAGAAGTTACTGAGCCAACAGTAACAGAAAAAGTATGTGCATCAGTGCCGGAAATTGGTTTATTACCAGCTTCTGAATTTGGTAGAAGTGTAAAATCCAAAACTGGTTTACAAACTTACTGTAAAAAGTTTCAAAGTGAGTATCAGAAACTAAAAGGGCAAGATAATGCTTTTGATGTAGCTAAGCAAAAAACGCTTGACTATTATCTTGGGCAAGGATACACTATAACTAACACTTAGTAAGGGTGTTCCATATTTAGATAAAGCTCCTCATCCGTGGGGAGCTTTTCTATTGGTATAATTATCTTATGCCAATACTTTCAACAGCGTTATTAAACGAAACATTAACAATACAATCATTATCCGGTAGTGATGTAGATGACAGAGGACTGTCTTCAGCTAGCTATGCAGATTCGCAAACAAATGTACAATGCAAAGTAGTAAGGTCAGATAAAGGCTTTTCAGAAGACGAAGTAGATTCAAGAACAGAGCTAAACAAAGAATTTCATTTTCTTGTATCTAAAGACGTAACTGTTAACGAACAAGATAGAATTTCTTATGACGGCAACTACTACAATATAAGAAATGTTGTAAATGTAAAAGACCGTTTTGGTCAAGTATTTTATAAAAAGCTTTACGCAGACTCGGGTTACTAATGTCAGCAAAAGCAGTACTAAGAATATCTAAAAGAACTGGCCGTGCTATAAGTCAAGGCTTTGCTGGTAAAAATAGATATAGAACTCCAAGTGAAATTAAATCTATAGCTGATTTAAGAACATTCTTTTATGAGTATTCACTGTTTGTTGGTGACTTCAATGCTTTGCCGGGTATTGGAACCTTTAAATTTGCTAACTCTTCTAGAGCAGCTTTCCTTAAGGCTGGTCGTGTTTTAGGTGATGCAAAAGCTATAAGTAACTCTTTCAAGAGTGTTTTAGGTGATGCAACGAATGAAAGTACAAGATTAGGAGAGCGTTACTTTAGACGTTTTGGTGGTCGTATGACCGGTAAAGTTCTTATGGCTATACCGGGACAAAACTTTGTTGCTCGTGGTACTAGGTCTATTGTTGGTGCAAATATGCAAAAAGAATTTAATGATTTAACCAATAAACTATTTGGAAAGAAAAAGCCGGGTTCAAAACCAGCTGCTACTGCAAAAGGATACTTAGATACTCAAGCTTTATTCGATTCTCCACAAATCACAAAATTATTAGAAGCTGTTGCTGAAGGAACTGCAAGAAATGCATATGACTATACACCAGTAAAAACAGGTAAACTTCGTGGCTCTATTAGGCCGGGTAGAAATGATATTAAAATTAAAGGTGGAGATATGCAGGGTACTAAAGTTGAAATGGGTGGAGAAGGTATTGATTATGCTCATAAGATTGAATATGGTTCGGGTGAAGGTTTTGAACAAGGAACCCCAGCTGCAGTTAAAGAACTTATGCCAGCAGGTTCCGAAGTTCAATATTTAAGAGCAGGAGAATATAGAAGAGCAGTAAATCCTAACACTGGTAAAGGAGCTATGTTAAGAAGAGGTGCTTACAAAGAAATTGAAAAGATTAAACGTATGGGTGTAAAAGTAAGAAGGAGAGAGTCTTGGCAAGAGATTATTAGAGATGCCAAGAATGTTAAGAAGATATAATGGCACAGAATTTACCGGACGGCGAGATATTATTTAGAAGTTTTTTAGTAGACAAAACATCTATAACAGATATTGTTTCTACTAGAGTTGCAACAAGACTTCCACAAAATGCAACACTACCTTTTTTAGTTATCACACAAGTTGGTGGTCAACCATCTGCTGATGAAGCGTTAATTTATGAAGCTACTTTTATGGTGGATTCTTACGCTGGCAAATACGGAAGTGGAGGTTCAAAAGGACAACCGGATTATGCTGGCTCTTATAACTTAGCTAAGAATATAGTATCTGAAACATTTGACGCTAAACCAGCTAAATATACAAGCGATGGTGGAGAGACTGGAATAATTTATGGTTTCTATTCTCAGAGTGGTCCTTCAAGAGTCGACGAGCCCGAGCTTGGTTTGGCACGCTATAATATAGAAGTAGTAATGGTTTATGGAGCAGTAACGTGAAAAATGTTAAGTTAAATCCATATATAAGAAGTTTTGATTCCATAAGGGATGAAAAACTTGACGTATTTTTTGATAAAAATAGTTGGATTGAAGTAAAAGAATCTGATTGGAGCAGGCTGAAAGATGCTGAAACCAAGCAGGGTGACATTATTTTACCAACATTTATTTCAAAAGAAGATGGTATGGGCGATGTAAAGAATCTAGTTCAAGACACAAAAAAAGAAGAAGTAGATTCTAGCGATGAGGATTGGTTCGGCACTGACGCAATAGTAGAAGAAGAATAGTGACAAGCTATTCCGTTAGTAATAGGTAGGTAATTAAATGGCACAAAGTATTACAGAGGTCCTTTTAGGAACCGGTACGTTGTATACTGTTTTGGAATCTGATTTGAATGGAGAAACTCCTAATGCGAGCTTCCCAACAGACCCGACTACAACTCCAAGCAGCTCATACTTCACAGATATCGGATATTCTGAAGGTGGATTCTCATTAGAATATGATAAGACATTTGAAGATATTATGGTTGCAGAAGAGATTGACCCAATTAAGACAATCAAAACTGCACAAGAAGTAAGAATCACAGGTGAGTTAGCACAGGCATCATTAGCAAACTTAAAACTTGCTATGGCAGGTGGAACAATATCAGAAGATACTCCTTCTGCTGGTTTCTCACAATTAGCTCCTCCAACAACAGACTCATTCATTGAGTATGGTCTTTTGTTAAGAGTTAATGCACCGGGAACTGATGAAGGTGGAACTGCTAAATCTAGAGACATTCAAGTCCCTAGA